GAGAGGTCGCCCTCCTGGAGCCTTTCCTGGGTCTGGTCGCGGGTCTGGGCGGTGTTGTCTCGCACATCTGCCCAGGGCGTCCAGATTAGGGTCTTTTTTTCGCTGCGGCGCGGGCCGTCGCCGTTGACGCACTCGAAAATACGCACGCGCCTATACACTGGCCGTCGCCTCCTTGTCCTCGTACATTTCCGACACCAAAAGGGAGGATGCGGCCCCACGCAGACGATCCTGTGCTGTGCCGTACTTCTCCCGGTTGTCGTAGAGGTTCTTAACCGTCATAATCGCCAGCAGCCGCTGGCGGGCGGTCATATTGTCGGCGTCAAAGCCGGGGATCAGTTCCTCCTGGCTCTGGACGGTGGCCTCAATCAGCAGCGGCAGCAGGGCGTCGTCGTCGTCGGTGTAGTCTATGCGGGCGTAGGCTTTCGCCAGTGTCAGCAATAGTCCCTTTGTTTCATCTTTCACCGATTGCGCCCTCCTTTGCCTTAGCCCGCCACAGTGACGGTGATCTGGCCCTTGATGATTGCGGCGGTGTCCACGGGCTGGACGTCGAAACGGTCACGCACCTTGACGGCCAGCTGGTCTTTGTCCCATGCGCTGCCCGCTTCCTTGGAGCTTTCAATCGTCATAAACTCACGATCAAACAGGGTGACGGCCTCGGACAAATCGCCGCAGATCAGCGGGTAGGTGTTGGTCTTTTCGCTGGCATCCACGGTGGTTTTCAGCACTTTGTTGGAGAGTACGTGGACGGCGTACTTACCAAACAGCAGCTGGCGGGTTTTGTTGGTGGGGTCGGGCTGCATGACGTAGTTGTCGTCCTTGTCTTTGAGCTTGTCCAGCCAGTTAAAGCCGTCCTGGTTCGTCCACACGCCGCTGGACACGGCAATGGCCGGATCAAGCATAACGTTGAAAATGTCTTTCAAGCTGTCCAGGTCGGCGACGGCCACCTCTTTGCCCGTGGTGATCTTGTCCACGCACGCCAGAATCTTAGCGTTGCGGGTTGCGCGGGTCTTTTTGGCGATCCACTTCATCAGGTACGCCAGGATGTTCTCGGCGGTGTCGGCCAGCAGCTCCAGAGAGCACAGCATTTTGCCGCCCTTTTTGGTGATCTTGTAGGCGATTTTTGCAAACTGCGGCGTGTCAACCTCGGTAAACTCGCCGTTCTCGTCGATTTCCGGCCAGGCGGTGGTGTCGGCTTCTTTCTCAATGACGCGGGAGCCGTTCATGGTCTTGACGGGTTCGACGTTGACGTACTGCTCCAGGTTGTCGTCACTGCGGCGCAGCTCCTTGATCCGGGTCTGGATGTCCTGGGGGACAGTGAGGCCGCCGTCCGGGTCGCTGTTCTCTTTCATGGCATCCTGGATGATCTGGCGGTCGGCGTCATCCATCTTGCGGCGGCTCACGGCAGCGCCCAGGGCATTGACGACGGCCTGGCCGATCCGGGCAAAGGTCAGCGGCGGCTGCTCCTCGTCGTGCAGTTCCTGCTTTTTCTTTGCCTGGGCCTGGGCGGCGGCCTCGTCCTCGTCCTCCATAGACAGCAGGAGGTTAAAGGCGCGCTGGAGGGCGTCCAGCTCTGCCTTTTTGCTCTCGGCCTCATCCAGCTTGCCGTCCGCGATCAGCTGCCGCACCTCGGCTTTGGTGGCGTTGATTTCGGCCAGTTTCTTGCGCATTTCTTCGTTCATGGTGTACTCCTTTACTTTGTTTTTTTAGGTTCCGTATAGGTAAAGATCGGCCAGCAGGGCCTGTGCGCGGCTCTGCTGCGCCTGGGCGGCTTTCGCCGCGTCGGCTGTGTTGTTTTCCGCCCGCTTGGCGGTGGCGCTTTCTGCGGCCTCCTGGGCCTGTCTGGTGGCGTCCGCCTTTTTCAGCAGCGCGGGCGGCGTGGCTTTATAGCGTGCGTAGGACGCAGAGGCCGCCGGGGCGGCGGCTGCCTTTTCGTCCACGATCACGTCAAAATACTGGCCGATGTTGGAGCCGTCCAGCCAGGTTTCCGCGCGCATAGCCTCGCGCAGTTGGTCGCGGGTCGTGCCCTCCGCCGCGTGGGTGGCGTAAATATCCGCGTAGTGGTCGCCCACCTTGTCCAGCCTGTCCGCAGCCTCTCGCAGCTCTGCGGCGTTGCCAGCTGTCCAGGCCCAGGGGTCGTGGATCATAACCTCCGCGCCCGCTGCCAGGTGGATTTCGTCGCACGCCATAAGCGGCATAGTGGCCGCGCTGGCGGCGATTGCGTCAACGTAGGCCACCTTGCGGCCCTGCCAGCGGGACAAAATATTGTGCATTGCCACGCCCGCGTAGGCGTCGCCGCCGGGGCTGTTGAAATACAGGTTGATCTGTTGGCCCTGGGTGAGCGACGCCAGAAAGTCCGCGATCTGCTGCGGCGCGCGATCCTCCCGCCAGCTCTCGGTGGCTACAATGTCGCCGTAAAAGGTCATTGTGGCCGGGCCGTCTGCCTGGTTTTCCATGTCCAGGTAGCCGTAATTTTTCAGCTTTCCGTCCCTGTCGCGGGCGGCAAAGTCAAATCTGGGCATTTTCTGTGCCTCCTTTCTCGGTTTTATCGACGCCGTACTGTGCGCCCATCTGTTCCAGAGCGATCATGCCGCCGTTTGCCAGCAGCTTGTCGCCTCCAGGCGCGGCGCGCTTATCCACATAGCGCCGGGCCTCATTGGGGGAGTAGATCGACCCCTCGACGGCGGTTTTCAAGATTTCCATTTGCGTCTTGCTGTCGGTGCGCAGCAGGGCTTTTTCGTTGAACTTCACGCGGCGGCGATCCGCCGGGCCGTCCAGCAGTTTATAGGCCATTTCTTCCTCGTACTGCTTGATCGTGTACTGCATGGTTTCGACCTGGAAAGCGATTGTCTGCTGTTCGCTGTTGGCATAGCTGCCGCGCTCGTAGTCGTTCAGCTGGTTTGGCTTAATACCAAATGCGGCGGCCAGTTGCAGCGCGCCGTACTTTTTCAGCTCCAGATACTGGGCGTCGGTCAGCTTTATGTCCATAGGCGTGAGCTTAAAGCCCAGCGGGACAGGCAGGATGCGGCCAGCGTTCGCCGGGCCGTTGCCCATTTGCTCGAAAGATTCCCGCAGCTTGTTCTGCCCGGCTGCGGACAGATCGCCCGTATATTCCAGCACGGCGCGGGCGGTCAGTCCATTCTCGTACAGGTCGTTGAGAAAATCCTGGGACGCTTGCTGCCCCTGGACGGTAGAGGCCAGGATCGCCTGGACGCTTTCGCCCACCAGGCCGTTAAAGGTGTGGGAGGTCTTAAAATGCAGCACGTCGTCGGAACTAAAAACGTATTGCTGCCCGGTGTACTGGTCGGAGTAGACGTACCAGAGGCGACCAGCTCCAGCAAATACGCCCGCGTCGTCGATTACGACGCGCACGCAGCTGGACGGCATGATCCAGAGGTCTTGCAGCTCAATCTGTCCGCCGTATTTCTGGCGCAGGAATTTACGCCGGATATACACATAGGCGTTGCCGTAGTGGTTCCTGTTGTTTTCTACTGCTGTCCAGAACGTGGTCGGCGTCATAAGTGGGTTTGGCCGCACGTCCAGGAGGTAGGCCAGCCTGTCGTCGGCGGGGTTCATCTCCAGCGGGCCGTCGGCGTCGTAGGTATAGACCTTGATCGGCATTTTTGCCATAGTTTCAGACAGCAGTTTGAGACAGGTAAAATACGTTACATTTTCGACGGCTTTCGGCTTGTCTTTGCCCAGGCCCAGCCATTGTAAAAACTTTGTGCTGCCCAGATGTTCCCAGCCATTGCTGGCAGCCTGGGGCGCGGGCTGCACGTCCTTGGCCGTGGCCGTGATCGTCTCCGGCTGTTCCTCCGGCGCAGCAGCCACGGCGGGCAACTGCGGAGGTTCCGGGCCAGGCGGTGCAGCCCTGGAAAAATACCCCGTCATGCTTTTAATAAGCCATTGGAAAAAGTTCATTTTGTCGTCCCCGTTTTTGCTATGTGTTCGTTGTACATTTCCAGCCACGCCTCCAGCGCCTCGTCGCCCGTTATGGTGTCATTGCCGCACATTGCTACTTTCCAGGCGTCGATCACGGCGTCCACCGGGTCTATTCGCTCGGTTTGCATTTCCTTGTCGATCTTTGTCTCGCCGTAGTTGTTGGCTATGGTCTTTGCGTTGGCAACGCTCCAGGTCAGCAGCTCGTCGTCGCGGTTATACTCGACGTTTCCGGCGTAGATTTCTAGCCGGAAATCCTCGGTTGCGTCGGACAGGCTGCGCGCGCTCTGGATAATATCCAGGCACGGCCAGCCCTGGGCCTCCAGATCGGACAGAAACGCGCTGGCGTTGTGCGGGTCGTAGCACACCATACTAATTTTTAGGCCGTAGAGGTCTACCAGCACGGATAGGTAGGTTAAAATATATTTATAGTCGGTTTTTATGCCGCCCATTGTG